GGTATTACTGCAATTGATGAGATAGAAGATGACTTGTCACGACAGGCTCTAATCTATCAATTCACGTTGGAACAGTCTTCTGCTGTGAATGAAGATATTAGATTGGAGTCGGGAGTTGTTCTGGAGTCAAGCTGGCCAGGTGGCGATGCGGGCCTTGTATTAGAGGAAACTGCCGGAGATAATATTATTGGTGAGAATGATTCCAGCTCTGTTGGTGAAAGTATCATACTTGAAAATGGTTCTTATCTTTTGAATGAGGTATATATAGTAGGAGATATGATTACAGATAAGACAGCACAAAATGAATTGTTTGATCTATTAGATGATACAATTTTAGATTTCTCAGAAAGAAATCCATTTGGTGATGTGGGAAGTTTGTAATGTTAGTAGTAATAAGGAGAAAAACCTTAGTTACTTTAAATATTTTTTACTGGATGCCGGATTACGAGAATATACTGCAACAATTTATTTGGCAAACAATGGACATTAAACCAAAGTACCCACGGATACATAGATTTTTGGACTATTGGCATAATAACATAGATGCCATAGTGAACGAAGTGGTAATATGCGATAGTGAAAGGAACATATTATGTTAGGTCAACAATTTTACAATTCCACTATCCGAAAGGTGGTTATAGCCTTTGGCACGATGTTTAATGATATACATTTGGTTCGTAAGGATAATAACGGTACAATTATACAAACAATGAAGGTGCCGTTGGCGTATGGCCCGCGCCAGAAATTTCTGGTTCGCTTGCGTGAGGATGCAGACTTAACCAAACAAGTTGCTGTGACACTTCCAAGACTTGGATTTGAAATTACTGGATTAAGCTATGATCCTGCTCGTAAGCTAAATCGTGTTCAGAAGTTTAGGAAAGTAAAGGGCGATAATAATAAGCAGTTGGATACGCAGTATATGCCAGTTCCTTATAATGTTGATTTTGAACTATATGTTCTATCAAAGCATTCTGATGATGCTCTACAAATTGTGGAGCAAATCCTCCCCTATTTCCAACCCGATTATACTGTGACGATTAACGACAATATAGAAATGGGCACGAAAAGAGATGTTCCTGTTATTTTGAATAGTGTTACCTATGAAGATGATTATGAAGGTGATTTTACCTCCCGCCGTTCTATTATATACAGATTTAGTTTTACTACAAAGCTTTATCTTTATGGGCCTATTACTTCCTCCAAGGTTATCAAAACGGTACAGGTGGATCAATATACAGACTTGCCAGACCAATCTCCGAAACGGGAGCAGAGATATACAGTTACACCAGACCCATCAACTGCTGAAGCTGGTGATGATTTTGGATTTAATGAAACGACTTCATTCTTTCAAGATGCTAAGGTATATGATACAGAAACAGGTGAAGATGTGTGAGCTTCATCAGAGGGAACTGATTGATAATGAATAATAAAATTGATGAAGAGTTAGGTGTTGTAGCAAGAGCATTGCAAAAAAATCCGTGGGAAGCAGACGAAAATAAATCAAATATTGAAGTAATATCTTCTCCGCCACAACTCTTAAAAAATTATGATAGCCACATAGAAAAAGATTATGAATATCAGCGAGACAACTTCTACAATTTGGTTGAGAAGGGTTCATCTGCAATTGACGGAATACTTGAGCTCGCAAAGGAAAGCGAGCATCCAAGAACATACGAGGTTGCTGGAAATCTTATCAAACAAGTCGCGGAAGTTGCCGAGAAATTAGGTGACTTACAAGAAAAAATGCGAAAGCTTAAAGAAGTTCCGAATACAGCTCCAAAGAATGTGACGAATGCATTATTTGTAGGCAGCACTGCTGAATTACAAAAGATGATAAAGGAAAAGTAAAAAAATGAAGATAGGTGATGTTTCTATGATACAGAGTATCATAGAAAATTTTGTTAAGACTATACCAGATCATATTGCAGTAAAAGAACTTAATACCGGAAAAGAGATATCATATCTTTCTCTGTATGAGGAGGCTAAGAGAAGGTCTAACAGTATTGATGATACACCATATGGTGTAATATGTTTGCCTAATGGTATTGATTGTGTTATTGAATTTTTAGCTCATGCTTTTGTCAAAAAACCCTTCTTAGCCAGACCTACCTCCAGATCAATATATGAGATAGCTTTACAAGATAAATTCTTAAAAGAAAATTTCCATCCAATTCCTGATGGTTATCAAATAAGAATGAGCAGTGGAACAACTGGTCTAGCTAAGTTCTCTTTTACTACACAATCGGAAAGAGTTTCCCATGCACAGATTAATGGTAAACGTCTTGGGATAATTCCAAGTGATACTGTCTATTGTCCATGTAATATGACAGTCGGCCTTGGCGACAGCTCCATTTTAAGGACATTACTTCATGGTGCTACACTTTATTGCAACAATAGTAGTAGTATCGACTTAGAGGTTGTTATTTTTGATATAATACAATTTAAACCAAGTGTTATTATATCTGCTCCCGGTATACTGTCTGACATATCTGAGGCTGTCAATACAAAATTGAGTCCTAGAGTTTGGTGTCCTGCTGGAGGTCCCCTAAATTACGAACAGGCATTAAAGATAGAAAATCAAATATTTGGTGTAGTAGTGAACGAGCTCGCTCGAGCAGAGAGTTCTTATCCTCAGATGTGTAGTATTGATGATCCACAAGACAAGAGATTGAAGACCGTTGGTAAAGTTGATAACGATAGGGTGAAGATGGGCGAAAATGGAGAGATACTATTATCCAGAGATATTGTCAGCTCTTCAATGACAACAAAGTTAGATGGTGATTGGTATGATACAGGCGACTTGGGTAGAATCGATGAAGACGGGTATTTAGTTATAACAGGAAGAAAAAAACTTGTCATAGCTATTGGTGGTTGAGATATAAATCCTATAGAAGTTGAAACTCTTTGTTCTGGTAAATCGTGCCTTGTTGTGGTAATTGATAGAGATTTGTGTTTATGTGTTGAGGACGATACTGACCTTAGAGATTATATACGAGAAGCTTTTAATATAAATATAAAGTATTTGTGGAGGGGGGAAATACCAGAACTTGATAATGGTAAGATTGATAGAATTAAAATGTCTGACATTATAAAGAAAAAATTTTTATGAAATATATACAGAAAACCAATTACCAATTTGATTTAGATCAATTGAATTTTGAGTGGAATAATATAAAGGATTTTAATTTAACAAAAGATCATTGGTATCAGGAAGTTCAAACATGTTTACAACACTCTAAGACTTGCGTTGATAAATATACAGAAGGTTGTGGAAGTATTAAAAGAGCTGGTGGAAGAACAGAACGAGATTTTTGTTTAATTAATGATATATATCGTGGAACATTGTTTGAAACAATTATTAATGAGTTAAATGTTTTAAGGTCAAGGATAATAATAAGCAAAAGACATACAGTATACTCTATTCATAAAGATAGAACAAAACGATCACATTTAGTTTTAAACACAAATCCCGATGCATTTTTTATCTTATCGGAAAACTCAATAGAAAAATCAGAAATTATGCATATTCCAGCTGATGGTTATATTTACATGGTTGATACAACAAAACCCCATACCTTTGTTAATGCTGGAGAAGAAAGTAGAACTCATTTGGTGATGTGTCATGGTTAATGTTGAACAAAAAATAAACTTAAAGAATTATCATTAACTAATGATAGGTTTCAATACACCGAAAAAGATAAATGGCAAAGTCGTACTTTAAAATTAGTTTTAAATAATGGAAAATATTGGAAAAGAAATGAATCTATTTCTAATGGAAGTATAAATAGAATAATAAAGGAGAAAAAAATGGCTTGGAAAATAATAGTTAAATTTACAAAGCCTAATAATTCAGTAGAGTTTGAAGTTTTTTCAGAAAACGAAAGACAATATCTATATGATAATTACGAAGTTATATCATTTGTAATAACATATAGCGATGATGGTTTAATTAAATACCACACTCGTATTTTTAAAGATGAAAATAGTAGAAATGAATTTTTAACAGATTTAAATATTTTAACAGCTGTTAAACGTATAGATGGTGTTAATATGCCCAGAAATATTTCTCGTTCTGTATCAATTGAAAATGATGACGGAAATATATTGAATAAATAATTCAAATGGAACAAAATTATCTAGGTAATCCGAATCTCAAGAAATCCAACATTCAGCAAGAATGGTCAAAGGAAGAGGTTGAGGAATACGCAAAATGTATGAAAGACCCGGTATACTTCATTGAGAATTACATGAAGATTGTATCCTTGGATGAAGGTCTTATTCCTTTTAGGTTGTATGATTTTCAAAAGGAAATGGTTGGAACCTTTCATAATAACCGTTTCACTATTGCAAAAATGCCAAGACAGAGTGGAAAATCAACTGTCATTATTGCTTATCTGCTTCATTTTGTTTTATTCAATTCAAGCGCAAATGTGGCCATTCTTGCTGAATGTTGGATTTCTTGAGATTCGGATTACCTAGATAATTTTGTTCCATTTGAATTATTTATTCAATATATTTCC